GGCCTTACCCCGCGCTACAACAGCTTGGCTGCCCAATCCGGCGCCAACATCATTGACGCGGGCGGCACCGGCTCCGACAACACGTCTGTTTGGCTTGTTGTTGCGGGCGAGAACACTGTCAGCGGCATCTACCCGAAGGGCTCTCAAGCCGGCCTGCAACAGCAAGACCTGGGCGAGATCGACGCGTTCGACGAGAACAACGACCGCTTCCGCGCCTACGCAGAGCTGTGGAAGTGGAAGTTCGGCCTGCACGTCAAGGACTGGCGTTATGCGGTTCGGATCGCCAACATTGATGTTTCCGACCTCAAGAACATGACCGGCACCCAGGCCGATGCGGCCGCAACGTATCTGCCGTACCTGATGGCGCAGGCCATGCAGCGCATTCCGTCCATGGGCATGGGCAACGCCTTTTTCATGGCAAGCCGCGGCACCAAGGGTCAGATGGCCGTTTTGGCAATGAAGCGCTCCGCGGGCTTCATGACCGTGGCCAATGCTGCCAATCAGTACGGCACCGTGGCTCCCGGCTATGCCGCCGGACAAGGGACCGGAATCCAGGGCGGCGCGATCACGTTCCTCGGGACGCCGATCATCACCGTGGATCAGATCCTTTCCACCGAAGCCCGCGTCGTTTAAGGAGAACCATCATGGGTATGCTCGACCTCAACACCAAGTACAGCATCGCGCAGGCGGTCACCTCCACGGGCGACACCGCATCCACCAACGTCTATGACGCCGGCAGTGCCGAGTCGGCCGACATCGGCCTCAACGACGAGCTGTGGATCAACGTGACGTGCAACACCACGGCGACATCCGGCGGCTCCGCGACCGTGCAAGCCGTCCTGCAGGACTCGGCCGACAACAGCACCTTTGCGGATGCGCTGGTCGGCGCCGTGTTCCCGGTCGCCAGCGTCAAGCAAGGCGTTGCGCTGTTGCAGGCCTGCCCGCCGCTGGGCCTGCGCCGCTACACCCGGATCGTCTATCGGGTCGGCACTGCCGCCCTGACCGCCGGCAAGTTCGACGCCTTCATGTCCATGGACGTTCAGCGCAACATCGCTCGCCCGAGCGGCTTCACCGTTGCCTGATAGGGGCTGATCATGCGAGTCATTGCCACCAAGCCCGGCTTCTTCAGCTACCTGCGCCAGGAGGGCGACGAGTTCGAGGTGCCGGAAGGCACCAAGGGTTCGTGGTTCAAGCCGGTGCCGGCCGACGAGCCCGAGGCCAAGCCCCCCCGGGGCCGCAAGGCTTCGTCTGAGCCGGCCGACGATCAGGCCTGACTGTCCTCTGCCTCCGGGCAGTACCCGCGGGGCGCGTCGAAAGGTGCGCCCCGTTTTTCATGTGAGGTGCCGCAATGGCTTCCGAGATCGACATCTGCAACCTTGCCTTGGCGCACCTTGGCGACACCGCGACCATTGCGAGCCTGTCCCCCCCGGAAGGTAGCGCGCAGGCCGAGCACTGCGCCCGCTTCTACCCTGTTGCGCGGGATTCGCTGCTTGAAATGCACTCGTGGGGGTTCGCCACCAAGCGGGTGCAGCTTGCGCTTCTGACATCGGGCTGGCCCGAATGGACCTATGCTTACGCGCAGCCGGCTGACGCGCTCAACGTCATTGCGATACTGCCGCCGGAATCCACGGACGATTACAGCACGGGCGTGCCTGACTCGGCCGGCGGGTCTTACGTGCCCCAGCCGTTTAGCTGCGAGATCAACGACAGCGGGGCGCCTGTGATCTACACGGACCAGGCCGATGCCGTGCTGCGCTATTCGGCCACCGTCACCGACCCGACGCGCTTCTCGCCGCTGTTCGTGATGGCGCTGTCCTGGCATCTTGCATCAATGCTGGCCGGGCCAATCATCAAGGGCGACGCTGGCGCGGCCGAGGCCAAGCGCTGCGCTGGCATGATGCAAGCCTATCTGTCCAAGGCCGTTGAGTCTGACAGCAGCCAGCGCCGCGTGAGGCCCGAGCACGTGGTCGGCTGGATGGCGGGGCGCTGACATGGCAAATATCCGCATCCTGCAGCGCAGCTTTGCCGGCGGCGAGGTGTCCCCGGAGATGTTCGGGCGCATCGACGATGCCAAGTATCAAGCCGGCCTTGCCAAGTGCCGCAACTTCATCACCAAGGTGCAAGGGCCGGCAGAGAATCGCCCGGGATTTGCGTTCGTGCGCGAGGTCAAGGACAGCACCAAGCGCGCGCGCCTGATCCCCTTTACCTTCAGCACCACGCAGACGATGGTGATCGAGTTGGGCGCCGGGTACTTCCGTTTCCACACCCAGGGCGCCACGCTTGAGGCGTCGCCTGGCACGCCCTACGAAATCAGCAACCCCTACGCGGAATCCGATCTGCTGGACATCCACTATGTCCAATCGGCCGATGTGCTTACCCTGGTTCACCCGAACTATGCGCCGCGCGAGCTGCGGCGAGTCGGTGCCACAAACTGGACGCTGACCACGATCTCGTTTTCCTCGCCGATATCTGCCCCGGGCGCGCCGACTATCACGGCCACCGGGCATACGGCGGTCAAGTACACCTACTACTACGTGGTCACGGCCGTGGCTGCGGACGGGGTGAGTGAATCGGCGGCATCGTCGCAGGGCAGTGCCGGCGGCAACCTCTTCGAGACCGGCGCGATTGTGACGGTCTCATGGGCCGCCGTGAGCGGGGCGACCCGGTACAACGTCTACAAGCTGCAGGGCGGCCTGTATGGCTACATCGGCCAGACAACCGGCACCAGCATCATTGACGACAACATCGCCCCCGACCTGAGCAAGACGCCGCCGACATACGAGACGGTTTTCAACGGCGCCGGCGATTACCCTGCCGCCGTGTCCTACTTCGAGCAGCGGCGCAGCTTTGCAGGCACGACGAACAAGCCGCAGAACATCTGGATGACCCGGAGCGGCACCGAATCGGATATGTCTTACTCGCTGCCGATCAAGGATGACGACCGCATCAGCTTCCGCGTTGCCGCCCGCGAGGCAAACACCATCCGCCACATTGTCCCGCTGTCTCAGCTTCTGCTGCTGACCAGCTCGGCGGAGTGGCGCGTCACCTCGGTCAATTCGGACGCGATCACCCCCACGTCGATCTCGGTCAAGCCGCAAAGCTACGTCGGCGCCAGCAACGTGCAGCCTGTCATCGTGAATAACACGTTGCTATACAGCGCAGCACGCGGGGGCCACATCCGGGAGCTTGGCTACAACTGGCAGGCCAACGGGTTCATCACCGGAGACCTGTCGTTGCGCGCCCCCCACCTCTTCGACAATTACGAAATCGTCGATATGGCGTACTCGAAGGCCCCGCAGCCCATCGTCTGGATGGTGTCGAGCGTCGGCAAACTGCTGGGCCTGACCTATGTTCCAGAGCAGCAGATCGGGGCCTGGCACCAGCACGACACGGACGGGACTTTTGAATCCTGCGCGGTCGTTGCTGAGGGCTCGGAGGATGTGCTGTACTGCATCGTTCGGCGCACGATCAACGGTTCAAGCAAGCGCTACGTTGAGCGCATGGCCTCGCGTCAGTTTGTCGATGCCGAAGACGCATTTTTCGTTGATTCGGGCCTGACCTATTCTGGGCCTGCGGTGACGACAATCAGCGGGCTCGGGCACCTCGAAGGCAAAACGGTCTCCATCCTGGCTGACGGCGCCGTGCGCCCGCAGCGCGTCGTGACAAGCGGAAGTATTGATCTCGACAACGAGGGCAGCGTCGTGCATGTGGGCCTGCCGATCACGGCCGACCTGCAAACGCTCCCTGTTGCCATGGCCATCGACAACGGCTATGGGCAGGGCCGGTTCAAAAACGTGAACAAGGCATGGCTGCGCGTGTTCCGGTCGTCAGGCATTTTCGTCGGCCCGGACTCCGACAAGCTTACCGAAGCGAAGCAGCGCACGACAGAGCCCTATGGTTCGCCCCCCGCGCTCAAGAGCGAGGAAATCCAGGTCATGCTCACCCCCTCATGGGCCGACTCGGGGCAGGTGTTTGTACGGCAGTCGGACCCGCTGCCGCTCACGGTGGTGTCGATGACTGCGGAGGTGGCTGTCGGGGGGTGACAGTGCGCGTGCCCGGCGGGGCGCAGGGCCACCATGACGGCCATTACAGGAGATCGTCATGACCCCTCAAGCACCTTCCGGGCTGGGCTCCGCGTCCCTCATCGGCACGGGGATCGGCGCCATTGGTTCGGCCATCGGCACCTATCAGCAATCCAAATCCCTCCGGTCACAGCTTCGCTATCAGGCGGCCATCGCCGAGATCAATCAGCGCCTTTCCGAGAGCAGCGCGCAGCAGGCCATGCAGCAGGGCCAGCAGCAGGTCGCAGCCACGACCATGCGCTACGGCGCAGTCAAGAGCAGCCAGCGGGCCGCCATGGCCGCCAACGGCGTGGATCTCGGCGTTGGTAGCGCGGCCGAAGTGCAGGCATCAACCGACATCCTCAAGGACATCGACAAGAACACCATTGAGGCAAACGCGATCCGCTCGGCCTTTGGCTACCGGACGCAAGGCGCCGGCTTTGCAAACCAGGCGCTGATGGATCGAACGTCGGCCGGCAGCATTTCCCCCGCAAGCTCTGGCTTTTCTACGCTTCTTGGAAGCGCGACGAAGGTTGCAGGAAGCTGGTACATGCTCGACAAGGTGGGCGCGCTGCCCGCCGCAGGCGGCGGTGAGGCGCTGTCCGGCAGTAACGGC